TGAGAAGTTTGGTCAGGCCAAACCGTTGCCTGCCAAAAGTACCAAGACAATTCAGTTCCGTCGGTACTACTTGGACAGCACTTTTACCTCTACCTTCGGGAGTGACTTCAATCCTCACGAATACTTTAAGGGTACAAACTTTGATCCAACCAAAAAGACACTGACAGAAGGTATCACACCTGATGCTACAGTGCTTGAGAGTTCAGACTATGAGGCCACCCTTGTGCAGTATGGTGACCGAACAGTCATTACCGACCAGGTCTTGGACTTCCATGAAGATCCTATCCTGAAAGAGGCAGTGGACATTCTTGGTGAGCAGGCAGCAGTGCTTATTGAGAAGACCCGTTACAACGTGTTGAAGGCCGGTACCAACGTCTTCTATTCGAACGGTTCTGCCCGTGCCTCCGTCAACACCGTGTTTGCTTTAAATGATCAACGTCGGGTAACTCGGTTCCTGAAAAGGCAGCTGGGTAAAGCAATTACTTCTACCGTGAAAAGTACACCTGCTTACGGAACAGAAGCCATTGCACCTTCGTTTATCTGTATCGTCCACCCCGACCTTGAGCCTGACCTCCGTGCTATCAGTTCTTTCGTACCGGCTGAGAAGTATGGAACGATGAGTCCTTGGGACGGTGAGATTGGTAAAATTGAGGATGTCCGTTATCTTGCCACCACAATCATCGAGCCTTTTGCCGGTGGTGGAACATCTGGTGGAACCAACGTCCTTGAGACAGCCGGTGATGCCGACGTCTATCCAATGCTTTTCCTTGCCCGTGATGCTTATGGTATCGTGGCTTTCAAGGGAGCAAATGCTCTGACACCTATGGTTGTGAATCCGAAGGCAAGTGATTCCGATCCATTGGCACAGAGAGGACACGTTGGTTGGAAGGGTTATTCTGCAACAATCATCCTGAACGACTTTTGGATGGCCCGTTGTGAAGTTGCTGTATCTGACCTGTCGTAAGTTAGACATTAATGGGTAGGTGAGCTGAAAGCCGTGGTCACGGTACATAGCCTACCCATTGCTTTAAAATAACTGTGTGTCCCAAGGCCCTTGGGCTATCCCCCTGGCCCTTGGGCACACTTTTTTAACTTAATTATTGGAAGGAATAATTAATATGTCCACAAATTATATGAGTATGAAAGACGTTGACCTGCTGAAACTGGTAGAGAAGTTTGAACTTGATAAGGATGACTACATGTCAGACTCAGGATCGGTCAACAGAAAGAAGCTGAGCAACATTTTAAAACTTATCGATGCCCAGTCTGGTAAGGCCTCAGGAACCACGTTGGTCACAGAGGAAGGAAACGTCGAAGACCACAAACCAACAACAAAGATTCACAAGAGCCTGAGTGGCATGATGGTGGAGATCACGTTTTATAACTCACACGAGAATGATCTGCCCTACGTCCAGCTTGGCCTTAATGGTATTGCACTGATTGTCCCCCGGGAGTTGAAGGTCTGGATTCCCAAAGAGTTCATTGACGGTGTGCTACAGAATGCCATTGCAACAAAGATGAAAATGGATGTCACCCCCCAAGGCAAGATCCGGTATATCCCTAAACAGATCCCCCGGTTCCAGCACACGGTGCATGACATTAAACACATTGACGTTCTCAGAGATGAGTACGACAAAGAGAAGGCAAACAAATAATAGGAGATCACTACATTGGCATTCACAGCAAGTGACTACATAATCGATGCTGCTGACCTGTATGGTGATACTGGCTATGACCGGATAGATTCTGACCAATGGATCAAGTACCTGAATGCTTCTATTCGGGCCTTGGTCCTTGTCAGACCAGATGCCGGTGCACAGACAGCAAACGTACAGTTGGTTCCAGGTGTCCTACAGACACTGCCTGCAACAGCATTGAGACTACTTGACATCACGAGAAACATGGGTGTTGATGGATTGACTGCTGGGAAGATTATAACCCCGGCTGACAGAAAGCACCTTGACTATTCAAATCTTCTTTGGCCAGCTGCCACTGGAGACACAGCAATAGATAACTTTTCATACGACAAAGAGAACCCACGGATATACTACGTAACCCCACCGTGCCATGCAACCACAGCAGTGTATGTTGAAATGCAGGTAGCACAGCTACCCACGGCAGTTGCAATCCCGGCCGATGAGCTGGGGATCAACGACGTTTTCTTTGAACCAATCGTGCAGTACATGCTATACAAAGCTTTCATCACCGACGACGAAGGTACTGAGTTCCAGAAGGCTATGGCATATATGCAAAACTTTTTCACACTGCTCCAGGTTGAGTTGGCAACATCGTCAGCTTCCGGACCTGAGCCAAAGGAATAATAACATATGGCAACAGCATCGGCAGGATACACATTGCTTGACGAGTTCTTACCAGAGATGTTGCAGTACTGTAATGGTGCTCCAAGCATTATGCTGAGGATTCATTTAATAAACTCAGCCATTGACTTATGTAACAAGTCTCTGCTGCTCAAGAAAACTCCGTCAGCATTTCAATTAGAAGAGGACGTACACACATACACTTTGAAATATCCTCAGAACAGATACCGTGCTATTGCAGTAGACTCTGCCAAGCTGTCAGACTCGTCTCCACTAACCCGTATAACAGAGAGGGAGATGGACAGTGTATTCCCCAACTGGAGAGAACGAAGTAATAGCAAGCCCACACATTATTGGCTTACTGATGAGCTGAATACAATTCGGGTGTGGCCAACCCCTACTGCAGATATAGATGATGAGGACTTTACAGTACAATCTATTGTCACGTATAAACGTGGCCAGACAGAAGTGGATGAATTTATCTATGAGAAGTGGCACGAAGTAATCCAGGCCGGTGCTCTTTCTAAGGTGCTCATAATTCCAGAAGCAACTTGGTATAATGAACGGGTGTCTGCCACATTTGCACAGGCATTTATTGATGGTGTCCGAGAAGCCCGTAAGACAACATTGACAGGTACAGGAAAATACTCAGGTAGGGTTATCCCACAGAACTTTATTGTTGTTGGGGGTAGCAATGCAAATAGTGGAGGATCGTCATGGGAGTAAAATTTACAAATAATGGTGAGAGTACTCTTGCCCTACCAATAACAGATTCGGCAACCACACTGCAGGTACAAGCTGGTGACGGCAATCTATTTCCAGCAGTGTCAGCTGGACCCGAAGATTATTTCTATGCCACCATTGTGGATCAATCTGGCAACAGGGAGATTATCAAATGTACCCACCGTACAGATGGGTCCAATGTCTTTACTGTAATAGAACGTGCCCAGGATGACACCACGGCCAGGGCTTTCTTGGCCTCGGATCAGATTCAACTCCGGTTGCCAAAGGTTATTCTTGAAGAGTACCGAGACGACATTGCAACCAACGGCACCAACATAACATCTAATGATGTTGATATTGCTGCCCTGGATGTTCGTATAGCATCACTGGAGACTGATCAAATCTTAGGTGCCCCAACAGGTACCAAGCTGTGGATCTATAATGCTGAGGCTGATATACCGACTGGATGGACAATCGATACAGGGCCAGCCGACTCACTGCTTGCAGTAGTTGGTGGAGCACAGGCCTACAATGTGGCAGGTCAAACAGTAGCTGGATCGTGGACACCCACGACTCACGTTCACACCGGCCCGGCACACACACACTCCGTGGTGTCTGCCTCCCACAGTCATACCGGACCATCACATTTACATACGACAGCTGGACATGTGCTTACCATAGCTGAGATGCCCAGCCATTCACATACCCTACCGAGTAGCAAATGGCAGAATGGTTCTGGTGAGAATGGTCACTACCAGGTGGACACCACAAGTGGATCGTCTGCTGTAACGACAGCCGTGAAAGGTGGTGGAGCATCCCATGCCCACGGAAACACAGGATCATCTGGAACAGGTGTCACATCAACTGATGGGGATGCCTCTGTCCTAACCGGTTCGTCCGGAACAGCCAACACTGGCTCGGGATCAGCACCATCCACCGACCGGCCGAAAGCTGCCGGTGGTTTAATCATAACCAGAGACTAAATTTAAATTCAGGGGGAATTTAATATGAGCAAACGATCAGATACATGCTTGGGCAAACGTTGCCCATTTTGGATGAGATACAAGGACACCTGTCCCAACTATGTTGAGGGTGAGTGGGAGACTCCGGATAGGCACACGTATAGAACAAAGGACTGTGCCCCGAAACGTTCCATGATCCTGTCACAACAAATCTATGACCTCATGCTCGACACCCGTAGAGACTACGGTAAGGTGAGGACTGCCACTGTTCAGATAATGAGATTGGCAGCAATGAACACCGGAGTTGAGTTCATAGAGGAGGGTGAGATAGTGGAACAAAAATTAATAGAGGATCAAACCAATGGCAAAGATACAGGTTAATGAGTTCAAGGGCATCATGCCCAAAATAGCAAACGACAAGCTGCCAGACGGTTTTGGACAGACAGCTGCTGACGTTAAGGTGGCCTCCGGAGAACTCAAGGCTTATCGTAAGTCAACACCAGACGTCCTGCTGGCTGGAGCATCTTATAAGTCCCTCCTTGAATATCTTGAGGGTGGTAATACCAACTGGGTCTACTACGACTTAATTGTCCACTGGGTAAGATCACCCACTGCTAACGACACGTTCGAACGTATGTACCTCACCGGTGCAGACTCTGTCAATGGCAAGTACAAGGCATTTGTAAATGATTTACAGCTGGCCGGTGACTTCGACTTCACGACAGACTTCTATTACCCGGGGGCACCTTCCCCGGCTGCACTCGTGGCAGACAACTATACACCGGGTGCTGTATATCGGGCATACTTCTGGACATACGTCAGTCGGTATGGTGAGGAAGGACCACCGTCGGCACTGACAGAGATAGTTGATTACACTGCTGCCTCGTCTGTTGACCTGAATGGTTTTACAGCTCCGGTTGCAGCAGACGAACATCTGGACACGGTCATTGGAAGCAATGCCCCAGCTATCAGGATCTACCGAACATCAACGGATGGAGAAGGCACTGCTGCCTTCTTGCTTGTTGAGGAGATAGCCGTGGATAATACTGGCCCGGCCGGGACGGCCTGGGCAGCATATGAATATGTGGATACGGTTACGGATGCCAACCTTGGTGCTGTCTGTACATCAATCTTTTACGACAGGGCACCAGATGACCTAACGAATTTACGAGGCCACCCAGGTGGCTTCTTCGTTGCCTCTAAGGGTAACACCTTATATTTCAGTGAACCATTTGCCCCGTGGGCATGGCCAGAAGATTACCAGATACCGATCGATCAAGAGATCGTTGGAATAGGAGTGTACGGATCTACCATTGTGGTTGCTACCGATGGAAATATTTACACGTTCTCTGGTCCTCACCCCACATCCTTGTACAAAACGAAGCTGGCATTTCAGCCGTGCCTGTCCCAACGTGCAGTTGTTGAAACGGACGAGGGTGTTCTATTCCCTTCGGGTGAAGGGTTCCAGCACGTGACAGCCGGTGGTGTTAGTAACATGACATCTGAGATGTTTAAGCCTGAGGATTGGAATGACTATGAGCTGACCACCATGCACGGTACCTGGTGGAATAAAGCATACTACGGTTTTTATAAGTCGGCTGAAAGAGAAGGCCTTGTTATATTGGATACCCTAAATGGTGCAGTGACGTCAGGTGTGAAGTATCACTATGCTGCCCACGTGACACTGCAGGGTGGTGACTTTGACACCATTGTTGAGTCCGAAGTAACAGCCCCAACCGATCTATATATATCCAGTTGGGATGCTGATGCTGAGGAGTATAGGAACTTCACATACAAGTCACCCCGGGTAATACTTGAGAAGCCACAGAACTTTAAGGTGGCCCAAGTTATACTTGACACTGAGTTTTATGAAACCGTAATAGGGGACATTCAGGATAACGAAACTCTTAAGACTTTAAATGCCACACTGTGGACTGAGGACTTGAGGTGTGCCTTTAATGGATTTATGCTCAACGAGCAGGATGTTAATGGTGACACATTGTATACTCTACGTTCACTGGGTGTTCAGAACTACGTTGACTTCAAGGTGTATGTTGACGGTGTGTGGGTATTCACAAAGAAGGTAACGAATAGCACCATGTTTAAATTGCCCCGTGGATTTAAGAATAAGAAGTGGGAGTTTGAACTTGAGGGTATGATACCTGTGAAACGATTTACAGTGGCAACGTCCACCGAGGAGATTGTTTAATATGGCTGTAATAAAATTACCCGGCATACCGGACATAGCAGGAAAATCAATTCGTGAAGATCCCCAGCTACGTGAAGTGCTCATGGCAATTAAGATAACACTTGAAAAAATAACAGGGGCCACCCCAGCAGAGCTGGATGAACTCTTGGAAGAAAATGAGTAACAGGAGACGACTATGTTTTTAGAAGACAACGACTTTGACTTCCCTGGTGGGACCAATGGTTTTGGCCACTCACTCAGGGATCACACAATAAATAACTGGATACCAGTTGCCGTTGCTGCTATTACAGCAGCCGGTGCCATTGCCAGTGCCATGGGATCAGATGACAGTGGTGGCAAAGCTATAAAGCCTAAGGTGCTACCTGAGACGGTATCTGGTAATGTCATGCAGGACATGGAGTTTCTATTTGACCAGGAAGCAGCTGAGAGCATGAAGCAGATGACAACTCAGCTGGCTGAGTGGGGTGAAGCCGACAGAGACTTCTTTGAGTCACAGTTTCAGCCATTTCAGCAGGCTCTTGTAAATACAAACCAGGCCTTGCTGCCACTCATTGAGAAGAACTCAACCGTAGCCCTTGACCAAAATGTTAAAGACCTTCTTGGTAGTGAGCATTTAAAGGCATCCTTTAAAGCTAACATAACAACCACGGGTGCAGATATTGGCTCACTTGCTTCTAACTTTGCACAGCAGATAGGCAACTTGCCAAGTGAGGAACAGAGAGTTGGTGAGGCCATTGCTTCTGTTGAGCAGAGGTTTGGTGAGGCCGGTACTGAGTTAAAGAGAGCCATGGCTGCTAAGGGTGTTGGAGTATCTGAGGCCTCTCAAAGAGACCTTGCAATATCCAAGGCCACGGCTAAGGCCGGTGCTGGTGCTGCTGCTGCTGAGGGTGCTCGAAGGGAAAAGTTGCAAGCAACTGCTGAGGGTGTCGGTGTATTATCCAGTGTCCAGTCAAGCCAGAGTCAACAGCTCCTTGGCCAGGTTAGTGCAACCCAATCAGCTGCCACACTCACCCCACAGGTGGGTGGTGTGCAAGATACCCAGGCTGTGTCAAAAGCAGGAGAGATTGGAGCAGGGTTGACCCAGGCCGGTGCCGAGAAGATGCTGGGCCAGGAGAGTGACACAAAGAGTGCCCAGTTTACCCAAAAGGGTGTGCAGGTACCAAAGTTCTTTTCCGAGGAAACTGGAAACGTTATTACAGCAAGTGGTGAGGACGTAAAAAGTATGGAACTCACTCATGCTGAGGCACTGGCTAAAGCACTTAGAGAACAAAGGGCATCATTGCTGTCAAAGAATGCAAGTAATACTGGCACGGGAAGAGACGGCATGCCGGGATCAGGTGGTGGTAATGCACCGGGTGGTGTTGGCATAGGCACAGGAGCAGGTGGTGGTGGTGCTGGTGGTGTTGGTGTCGACTCAGGCCCGGGTGCAAGTAGTGGCCAAAAGTAAGCAGAAAGGAAATAAAATATAATGGGAAAATTAGGTAGAGCACTTCTAAGAGGTGTCGGTGCTGGGCTAACCAGTTTCGGTGGCAGCATGCAGGCTAAGCTGGACCAGGAACGTGAGGACGAACGTCTAAGTAAGTTAGATAGCTTTAAGGAACGTGAGCTGTCAGTTCGTGAGCAAGAGTCAAAGCTAAACCAGCAACGAATGAACGTTGCCAACAAAATGCAGTTAGCAAAGTTTAACCATGACAGGTTTACCCAGTTGATGACACAGTCCGAGATGGACCCCGGGGTTATGGCTAAGGCATCCACCGACCTGATCAACAACGGTATGGTATATCAGAACAACACCATTGAGGCAGCTAAGTTTCAGGAAAAGAAAAATGCCTCTGGTCAAATTGAGTTTGCTAAGCCGTATGCTGTATGGGATATGGGCACGTATAACACGGATGATGAAACTGGTGAACCAATCACAGGCAATGACGGCAAACCCGAATACATACCACACAAAACTGGTAACGGTAAGATGGTCTTCTGGGACCGGGATGAGTTCGTGACGTATATCACAAAGAATGCAAATCCATATGAGTTCTCTAAGTATTCCTTCATCGAAATGAATGCAAAGAAGCAGAGAGTAATCGATGCTAAAAACTTTGCTTCCCTTGAAGCAGCTAAGTTTGGAACAGCTAAGGGTCAAACAGATGAGGCAGTCAGCAGACAGAAGATTGCAGAGTCCAAGGCCCGGGAAACTAAGCTTAAGAGAGAGACAGAAGATGTTGGTAAGGGTTCCCAGAATATCAAGGATATGGCAGCTAAGGAACTTGCTGCTTCACTCCGTAGGGACTTTCCAGGTGAGCCGATCACACCAGAGACTGCAATGAAGATGGCAAAGATACGTGACAACAAAAAGACACGTGGCATATTTAGGAAAGCAGCTGAGGCAGCTTTGAACCCCGACAACCCAGCAACCAGATCCGACTTTATTGAGGGTGGTGTTTCTGAGGGTGGTATTCCCCGTGAGTTCATGGAGAAGTTATACGAGGAAGCTGAGCTGGCTTATGAGGAACGTGGGGAAGAGAGCTTTGGTTCTGACGGATGGTTCGTCCAGGTGTTTAACAAAGTTGCCAGTTTACTATCTGGTGGCACAGAATAATATAGGAGTATCATTAAATGGCATCAAGAAGAAAATTAAATTTATTCTCAGGAGCATTTGAGGATGAGGATACTGGGCAAGAGGGAGAGGTTGATGCCCCTAAGACTGGTGGACTATTCAGTGGAGCATTTGATGATGACGACACTGACACCCCAGCTATTGACTCAGGAAGATTACTAAATGCAATAAGACAAACCGAAACCGGTGGAAAATTCACAGCCAAGGGTGCTTCTGGAGAGACAGGGGCATTCCAATTTATGCCCTCTACTTGGAAACAGTTTTCCTCAGAATATAATCAGGGTAAAGGTTCTATCGAACAGACACCTGAGAGTGAGGAGGCTGTTGTAAAGTTTAAGATCGATCAGTGGATTAAGGATGGTCTTAGTCCACAGGAGATTGCTGCCAAGTGGAATAGTGGTAGTGAGAAAAACTGGGAAAACAAACGGGGTGTTAATAAGCAGGGTGCCAAGTATGATGTCCCTGCCTACGTCAGTAAAGTACTTGCTGCCTATGGCTCAACACCAGAGGTGCCTGAAACAAAACCAGAAGAGATCTTCTCACCACGTAAGCCGGTGGCAGATACCTTTAAGAAAGAACCTACATTTTCTGAACAGGCTGGTAATATATGGGACAGGATGTGGGCCACTGCTAAAGGTAGTGTTGTCCCAGTCTTTGAAGCACAGGCTATCCGTGCTGAGTTCGACGTACCAACCAACAGGGACATGGCCATGATGGCCGGTGGTGGCTTGTTCATGGATGTTCCCGAGGGATTAGACCCAGATGCACCTGCAGACATGGAAGGGTTTGATGAGAACAGGGAAGTGTTCATGGATGCCATTGGTGAGCTAAAGAGTTGGCTACCAGAAGTTCCCGAGTCAAAAGCCCGGGGAGTTATGAAGGTTGCTGACGATGCAGTCACTGGTATGTCACACTTTGCCTTCCCTATGGCAATCAGTATGACGGCCGGTAGGATACCGGTAGTAGGCCCAGCAATATCGATGCTTGTCAACCAGTCACACATCATGACCGGGAAGTTTAATGAGTATGCCGACTCTGGTATTGATAGACAGCACTCGTATGAAGTTGCTGAGGCAGCAGGTGTTGTGCTTGGTGCCATAGAAGCCAGCAGTCAGTTATACCAGATGGGTAAGATTGTTGGATCGTTTAGAAAGTCAGCTGGTAAGTTTGCAAAGGCTGGATCTAAAGAGGCTGCAAAGAAGATGGGTAAGTTTGCCAACTTCTTTGATGCTGTGTGGAAGAGTGGACTTACTGAGGGTCTGGAGGAAATAGCCCAGGCTGAGCTGGAAGTTATATTTGATGTCATGGCTCACCACAAAGATAAGTCAACCGAGTGGAAGATCAAACGGATGGTTGAGTTCTGGAAGAGTCCTGATTTCCAGGCTGGTGTAGCCTATCAAGGTTTCGTTGGTGCTATTGGTGGTGTCGGCATGGCCGGTCCCACGAATATTGTAGCTCAAGCTGCTGGTCATATAATGGGCAGCAGGAACCAAGACGTTGAGACAGAGAAGGATTATAATGCTGAGGCCACATCAGATGGTGTCACATTTATCACACCTAAGGAAGCAGTTAAACCGAACGTGATCAACGTTGCCCCCGGCAACCGTCCGACAGTGGAAGGCCTACTGGACATGGACACTGCCGAAGAAGGGATAGTTGTATCCGAAAGACTTGGTATGACGGATCAACAGGCAGCTACTCAGTTGAAGACCAACGATGCTGTTAAGTCGGTGATCACAGATCTTGCAACCAAGAACCAGATGTCCAGGTTCAACGTGCAGATTAAATCCGGAGAGACCCGGCTGAGTGAATTAAATTCATTCTATAACAAGGCTATGATGGAGGGTGACCACGAGGGTGCACTCCGTATGGCCACGATGGCCCAGGACCAGGCAGGCACTTTAACCAAGAAGTATATTGAGTTGATAGAGGTTGCTAACACTGAGGCAGACAATCGTAACCGTGCCCTTAAGCCTGACGACATATCCCAGGTACAGATGCACATAAAGGAAATGAATGATAAGGCCCAGCTGCAGGTTCAGGCCCAGACCAAGGCAGTGAACAACATACGTATCGATAAGCAGCAGAAGTATATCGAGTCCCTTGAAACTACATCAGGACTTGAGACTGAACTGATTACCCAGGCCGTTGCTGCCACAAATAAAATGAAACCAGCAGTGGCTAAGTTATACGACAACGTCGTTGCTGAGATAAAGCTTCGTGACTCCACTGGAGAGATGGCTTACTTTGACATGACACCCATGTCTAAGCTTACCAAGCTACAAATCCAAGCACAGAAACGTACCATTGAAGATCGTGCCAACAATGCTGATGCCAATACCATGGCCAGGAATGAGTCCATTGAGAAGTGGATTGCACAACAGGTAGCCGATCGACAGGGGTACGATGACATTAAGCTTCTGGAGAAACGTGCCATACTTGAAGACAAAAAGGAGAAGGAAGCAGCTGCTGCCAAGACACAGAAGGAAGGTGCCAAGGTTGCAGTCACAGCCGTTGAACGACAAAAGAAACGGGATGTCAAAGTCAGGCAGGGGAAAGAGCAGAGGAGACTTGCTGGTGTTGCTAAGAAAGTTGAGAAGGGTAAACGTACAGTTGCAGGTTTACGTACGGCACTCCGTAAACCGGTGGCTGGTAAGACTCGTACAGAAGAACTCAAAGAAGCTAAGGCAGATAAGGCAGCACGAGTGGCAGCTATTAGTAAGCAAAAAGCTGAGGTCGAAGCACATGAGCCAAAGACTGCCGTAGCCAAAGCCAAGTCAATACTTCCCAAAGGTATCGAATTTGATGCTATTGGGGATGGCCTGACTGCTATGCCTAAGGATCATATTGCTGCAACCATTAAAGATAAATCACGTATGGCACATGGGTCGTCTATAGTTGTTGATCCTGGCAAGCCAGTGGAACCACAGCTTGCTGCTAAGGAGACTCAGTTCACTACATACGAAAACCTTAAACGTCCGGATACTAACTGGGTAGTCGTTACGTCTGACAACCCGGGCAGTGCAGATGCCCTGCCCAAGCAGAACATGCTTAACAGATCCAAGCTTAAGATCAAATTAGCTAAGGCAGGTATTCCGTTTAGACTTGGCACGTCCAAGTTTGGTGAAGCACAGGAGATACCATTTGTTATACCTGGTATGACTAAGGCAGATGCTAAGAAGCTGTCTGACGAACTTGGTCAGGAGTCCTTCATAGTTGCAGAGGGTAACAAGGTACACTTCATCAAAGGTGATGAGGTTACCACTATAGATAAATCTGAAATGAGAAAGGCTAAAGAGGGTGAGGATTACACTGAGATAGCTGGGACCAAATTTACTCTGCCATTCTTTGAGGATGCTGGGGATAGTATCGTGGATACAGAGGCCATGCAGATGGCCGATGATGTAGCCACCAAGGCTAAGAGTTTGTTTCGAGCTGCTGCTATACGTTTACCCAACGGTAAAATATATGAGGGTGCCAGTCATCCATCGATCCTGATGAAGAACCAGGCCGTTGAGGACTGGGTAATGGCAGCACCCGTGGCCGAGCTGGCCGGTGCTACAGGTTTTGTACAGCACGACGGTACGTTCACAGATCGTAAAGCCTCAGCAAAGTTAATCGATGCTGACAAGGATCTCAGGTCCGAGCACTTCTTGGATATTAGTCAAGAGAAGTTGCTGGATCAACGGCACGAGAACAATGATGCTATCACCGTAGTTGATTTTGATCAGATGAAGTTGCAAGATAAACTTGGTACCCTTGAGGTGATGGACAAACTCCAGGTTGCAATGGCAACTGGAAAGTATTCCTTTGTCTTTGACAAGACCAAGAAGGAAGGTATCAAAACTGTATTCATTACGGCCCCCGGCCAGTATGGAAAGTTGGAAGCAGTTAAGACTCAGTTCAATAACTTGAAGCAACGAGAGGATGCCATCAAAAGGTTTGAGGGTGAGTTACGTACTGACCCCAGGACCGGCCGACGTGTATCCGGTGCTGGTTCAAAGGGTATGTACCTCAAGGATCAGAACACTGCTATAATCAACCTGCCGTCGATTGGTACGAGTGCTAAGAATCTTGACCAGGCTATGGAAACAGTTGTGCATGAGCACGTGCATGCCTTGACAGCTATTGCTGAAAAGAACATGACTCGGTTTGAAATGAGAGACTTTGGTTTGGAACTTGATAACCTGTGGAACTCTATTCCATCCGACCTCAAGAGACAGCTACGTGATGATCCAAAGACACACATCCGAGTACGGATGGGTATCATACAGGTTGATCAAAGCATAGCCGAATTGGTATCCTACTCCATGGCACACCCTGAGTTTGCTGCATGGCTGCACAGTATGCCTGCACCTACTCGGTTCAAGGCTGTGTCCAACAAGATCAAAACAATGTGGGATGCCCTGGTGAATTTGATTGTGACGAAACAATTAAAGGTGCCGAGTATGCTTGATGAGCTGACGGACATCTTCAACCATCACCTTAAGTTTGGTGAGAAGACAACACGGTTTAGCAAAGAAGATGCCACATCGTTTGACTTCGGTGAGAACGTAACCGTTGCCACCATGGAGGGTTGGGTTGATGAGATGGCCGAGGTGGCCAGCAATGCATTACCTGTCACAGTTGTCCAGAGTATAGCCGATGCCTCAGAAGAGTTTGGTATGACTATACCTGAGAACGTGTCAGCCGTGTGGACCAGTGATGGAAAGCTTATCATGGTGGCCGACAAGTTCGACTCCAAAGAGAAGTTCGTTCAGAAGTGGATGCACGAGCAGGTTGCCCACCAGGGATTGAGAAATGTATTTGGTAAGAACACAGCTGCATTCAATCAATTCTTGAACCAGGCATACACCCTGTTTTCAATTAAAGAACCCCAGTCGATTGCTGACATGGCAGACTTGCATGATATTTGGTACGAGACTGACAAGTCAGGCAAGCCGGTCTTCAAGTTTAAGAAGTCCGACAAGCTTATGATCACTGAGGAAATTATAGCTCGAAGGGCTGAGAAGCTTAAGCCTGCCACAAAACGTGGTATTCTTAAACGATTTCAGGACTTTATCAAGAAATGGTTGCCTGCTAAGTTTGTTGGGGTTAGGGCAGATCCAAGCAAGATGCTATTGTCTGATGAGGATATCTGGAATATGCTCCGTGTGGCCCGTGAGAACGTCTTCACGGGGTCCAATAAGTTTGGCATAGCTTTGGATAAGGCACTGGCCAAACGTCGTCCCACGGTCAAGTCAAGGACAATTTCTGACCTCAAGTTCATGGAGACAGATAAGACCTACTTAGGGTGGGCTGAGGACGTCATTAAGCAGGCACCTAACCTGCAGAAGTGGTATTCAGAGCATGTGGAGATGATCAGTGAGAACTTTGGTCCGGACACCGACCTGTTTAGTATCCTGCTGGCTGTCACAAGCCCACAGACTGATGTCGAAACGAACGTGATGTTTGCCGTGGACACCTATGCTTATATGTTAGGACTTCGTGACAAGCCTGGTGCTTTGTTTCCGAATAAATTGAAACAACGTATTGATGAGAACTGGACGTCACCCGAATCGATGCTGGCCGATCTTGAATCCAAGAACTTCAAGGTGACTGAGTTTGGCCGGGCACTGTTGGGTGACCCGAGTGCAACTGTTGGTGACATGTGGATGTTCCGTGCATTCTACGGTGACCCACTGACTTTCAACAAAGAGGCTGAAACTTTTAGCATAGCCCAGATCACCGGCCTACGTCAGAAGCTTCACGATCTTTCAGCACAGATGACAGCCAAGACTGGTACAACCTGGACACCACGTGAGATGCAGGCAGCACTGTGGGTGCATATCAATGCAGCCCAGACTGGCAAAGACATTAAACAGGTGGCCTCGTATAAGTCTGGATTAAATAAGCCGTCCGTAAAGTACGGTGGCAAAACACCACTCCAATGGATTAAAGAACTGGTGCCCAACTTAAAGGACGGGCCACTGTCTAAGGCTATTGGTATGGAGACTGTTCCATTAGCACCTATCAGTCCCTTGCAAAAGAAGCTGATACAACAGATAAGTAAAACTGTAGTCGGTAAGTATCCTGTTAGTACGAAGGGAGCTATCAAAGTGTTGAAGCCTGGTGTGGACAACGACAGCATAGCTCGTATGGGTAATGCAATCGTTGCCGGTGGAAGGAGTTTAGTTGCAGCTAATGAGGAGATGGCCCAGTGGTACCAGGACACCTTTGGATTTGAGAGGGTTGATGCTGGTCTTGAGATGAAATTATCTGACACTGCACTTAAGTTGTTCTCGAACGACAAGGGTAAGGTGAAGTTTAATCTAATCCGAGATAACCTGGCCGGTTTCTCAGGTGCTTACTCCAGGGTCGTAAGGTTTTCCAGGGATGCCAAGGCCAACCTTGACCAGATAGACAAGATGAGTACGGTAGACCAGGATGCTGAGTTCTTGAAAACAGCAAACGACAGTCTATCAACAACCGGTAAGATCCACAACTGGAGAGATCAAAGTGCACTGAATATAGATAGGTTCACAGCACAGCTTGAGCAGGAGTTCCTTGAGAAGTTTGGTGGTAGGAAGGCACGTGTCACACGTTTGCTACGTGTGGGATCGGGCAGACTTATGAACACCATTGATACGGAGCTGTTGCAGAAAGCAATGAACCTGTACATAGACAGTGGAACCGGTGACAACAGATCAAAGGCTGAGGCCTTTGCTAAGAAGCTTATTGCTAAGCTTAAGGCAAAGACTCTGACAGCAGGAGAGTCCCAGAAGTTGGACATAGTGGAACGGATGCTGAACCTTAGTGAAGAAGAGGTGGCATGGGTGGACAGTAACGTCCGTCCGTACTACGAGGACTTCTTTCAATTTGCCCAGGAGCATAATATCATTGACTCCCACGTTGACAACTACGTCAAACGTATGTGGAACATGCCCAAGAAATTGAAAGATGCAATGGTCAGTTGGAGTGGAGCAGGTACTACGGGATTTAAGTTGACCCCTGACTCGGGGAAGCAGAGATCCTTTGATAGTATCATAGATGGGTGGGAAGCAGGCATGTCACTACGTACCGACGGTGTGCTTGCAAACCTGCAGGCCTACGGCACAGAGATAGGTTACACCTTTGCCAACCGTAGGTTTGTGGAGTATATGGACTCACTTGTAAACGACACCGGTGACGGAGTCGTGGTTGAGATTGAGGAAGGGTTCCACCCACCGGATGGTTACATTCAGTTAACAGACCGGGGCTTTGCCCGGCCTGGATACAAGGTCTTTGCCAGGCCAGATTTAGCCAAGGTTGTAAACAAGATTGGTGACAGGGCAGCACATAAGTTTTGGGAGATACCAATAGTTAGGGGTGTCAGAAAGCTTAATGCTATAATCAAAAGTACAATCCTGTCCGTGTCTATGTACCATCACCTTGCTGGTATGAGATCGTACGTGATTGGTGTTGACAAGGGTGTGAAGCTCAATCCGATTAAAGCTTACAGACGTGGGCTTGCAAAGATTGATCAACAGGAAGGGTTTTCGGACCCTAACTATAAACACCTTGGCCCGGTAGTTGACTTCCTTGTACGTGAGGGGTTGACTTTAGGTAGGACACAGGACTGGGACGAAGCAGCTATTATGGACAGCTTCGTTGAGGAGTGGATTGAAAAACGAAAGACACCTGGTGCTCGTATGGCACTGGCCGGTTGGCAGGGTGCTCGAAGGTGGAGACGGCAGATGACTACTGGATTGTTTGGTCAGTTGTTTGCAGGCCTCAAGGCTGAGTCTGCTGCCATTGAGTTAACCATTGCCATAAAGAAGAAAGAGAAGGCTCTTAAAAAGAGTGGGGATCAACGTGGCTTGACTGAGGAAGAAATGCAGATCGAGGCACAGAAGATAGCACGTCTTATTAATGCTGACTTCGGTGGTCTTCACCTAAGCAGGATGGGTAGGAACCCTGATCTTCAACGGGTGGCCCAGCTGTTCTCTCTTGCTCCTGACTGGACAGAGTCGAACTGGAGAACTGTCTTTGGTATGATACCAGGATTCAACAAGACGTTCAATAAGATCATAGCTGACAACCCAGCACCACCTGGAATGGATAAGGTTTATCGTAAGTTCTGGAAAGGGATAGCACTCCGTGGTATGATGAGTGCAGCCCTGGCTAACGTTGCCGTACTCAGTTTGTTTGGTGACGACGACGACTGGCAGGACTGGAGAGAAATGATCGATGAGCAGTTGTCTTGGAAGAACTGGCATAAGGGCAAGTGGATGTCCGTTAACATGGACCCGATCTACCGGAAGTTTGGTATGGTTGATCCGGACAAACGTGCACTGCTGTCTGTTGTCGGACACTTCAAGGATATACTTAAGCTTGGTGAGTTCACAGAGACAGGGTTTATTATACCCAAGTCTTTGATCAAGCATAAGCAGTCCCCTGCTTTACGGATTGTTGACACACTGATGACTGGAACGGACTGGAAGGGTGCCAGGTTTAATACGGTACCCGAGATGATTGAGCAGGGTGGAGCATTCACTCAGCCCAATCAATTCTCTGAGGAACCAGAAGGGATGGAAGGAGTAAGCAGTCTTGTTGCACTGTTTGGATACAACGTCAGACAGTCACTACCGATCTTTAGTAGTGAGGCACTCCAGGCCCTGCAGGGTGAATCAAATGCACTCAGCTCTCTAATGAGAGCAGGTGGTATGGACATCCGAGACACACGTCGTGAATCGATGGCCGAGCAGAAGTACGATAAGATCAACTCTGAAATAAATAAACTTGAGACAAACCTTAAGGATGCTCAGCTTGTACGGGACAATCATATGATCCTTGAAGCACGAAAGGATATCAAAAGGTATGATGGGTTCAACAAGAAGAAGGCACGAATAGGTTTTGCCAAGATGCAACTCCGTCCACTTAACAAGGAGATTAAAAAACTTCAAGCAATAGCTGAGACGGACAAAGGATTGACAGATAGCCAGGAACGGAAACTCCAGAGAAAGAAGGAGAAGAAGGAGAAGGTCTATCAGAAATTCGTTAAGGTAATGGAGAGATAAGCCCCCATGGCAGATATCACAACAGAAGATAAACTCGACAAGATCATCCGAGTTGTAACCAGGACGGAAGTCCAAGTCGAAGCACTCATGAAAGCTGATGCTCACACGAGACTCACTAAGCTTGAGTCAGCACATAAATTCTGGAAGGGCATGGCAGTAGCCGTCCCTTCCTTTGGTGCACTGGTCACAGGCATATGGAAACTCTTCATCAGCTAACTACAAACAAAAAAAGCCCCAAGGGATTATATCCCAAGGGGCTTTTTCTTTTGGTACAATTAACTGAGTGCTACACCAAGGATGAAACTCAGACATCCCACGATAATTACCACGGTGATCTCCTCAGGTGTCATGTTCTGAAATGCAAGTATTATGTTGGTCATTTAATTATCTCCCAATTAGTTCAGTAAAATAGTTGTGCTTGAACGTGTCGTCAATGAACGGGTTAACACGACACTCACAGCAGGGCCACATGTTCCAGGTCTTGTCCAGGCTCATACAACCACAGCATGCCTCTGCACCAAGTCCCCCCTCCTCGACATCCATCCTATCTTTGTCGTCTTCATCCAAACGACTGTCTTCCTCATGCAGATCCCCACACTCGTCTGTGAAGTCACACTCATTACACGGGTGTGTGGTACACTCAGGTTCGTCCCGGCAGTCTATGCACTCGTTGTCACACCTGAAACATGTGGGCAACTCGGGCACGGTCTCCAACACCTCGTTAATCTCCTCACACCAGGCTCTCAACTTTTTGATTACAGGTTCCATAACGGCATCGTCGTGCACCTTCATTGCATCGTTGATGGACTCGTCCCCTTGAAGATTCTCTAACCGAAGAACGTTGGACGGTATCTCGGTGTCGATAAACTCAATCGGGGCAACCTCACAGATGCCAGCCTCATTACACTCACGACACGGCTGTGTCGTGCAATCGATCTCAGTCTGGTCACCGGTATACTCAAGCAACTTCTGTCCAGCCTCCGGAAACGGCTCCTCATTTAATTTTGCCTGTCGTTCCTTCATCTCAGGGGTAGGCTCGTCACCGTCAAAGTCTTTCAGTTCCCAGTCCATTCTCTTCAAGTGCTCCAACAGATACCCTTTGGCATTAAAGATGATACCACACAGTGCTGCCACCAACCCAGCCTCAGTGTCAAAACCCCTATGCTCCAGCCACACATCGTCGTGGTGCCGTCGAAGAGATTTCATGTAGGCATCAATGGGGATACCCTTCTGCCAGTTGTCACTGGCCCTTAGGTTGCCGTCGGACTGCAGCCGGTTCATGTTCATGTACTTGGCAAACTGTTTCTCCACCATCGGGTGGGTGAAACCTTCCATGTCAAGCTTTCCATCGGCCGTGTCACGTGTTGCTCCGGTGTCGAAGCTTCTCATTACCTTGTCATCTTTTGTGCTCATACAGAAAATCCTCCTCGTTGTCTTAGTTCATTTATTTTAGTTGTGGTTATCTTGACACCACCATATGCTGCCTGGGCAGTGAGTGCTCTATCATACTCCTCTATCAGGTCAAGAAGTATCATGCACTTATTTTTCAAGCCAGCATTAGTCTGTGAGATCTTGGAGTCAAAGTGTTCCTTGAGCCTGTTGAATTGATCATTCTTTCTTTCGTAGGCACCATACCACTTGTCGGCCTTAGCCTCTTGAGTGCACGTTGTCACGTGTGCCTCCTCAGCATCCTGCCTAAGCTGTTCTATCTCGTTGACTACCCAATCTTTCTTGAGCCAGCTGGCAACGTGTTTGACAACGGTTTGTTTGTCATCCACCCTTTGGCCCACGTTTCCACTGTTGTTTAAGTGATCGGTATAATGTCCTCCACTTCCACCCGTTGGTGAGGGTGCCAGGAAACTTATCGGGCTTCATTAAGGGTGTACCATCCGGATCTTTCATGGGGAAACCGTCGGCATCCAGATGTGGTGCCCAGTCGATACGGTTCATGGCCTGGTTATATGTATCCTTGCCGTCCCCGGCACTGACCTTCATCACGGTCAGAATATAATGTAGTGCCACCTGTCTTAATTTCTTTGCTCGTTTACCGTTCATTGTTTTCCTCCACTAATTCCCTTAGTTTATAAAGTTCATCAAGGATATCTGTCAACTTCTCTGTGCCAACAAATACTCTCCGGTGTTCTATTTCATAGGCATCCAGGTGTACACCACCATTGGATGTAAAGTTCTGTACATACAGCACGGGGTACTTACTCTTTGGCATATCTTGGTTCCCTCCATATTAAATAGTTAAATCCACCGTTGAATATAAAGAAGAAACAACCCTGAGGTACACAATCAAGGTTGCCATCCTCTTTCAGTATCTGATCTATGAACACGGCATACTCAGTCGTCGTCATTGCCCGGCACGGTGCCGGTATGATCAAGCCAGTAGTCGTCGATGAATCTTTTGCTACGGTAGTATTCTTTTTCGACATGTACCCACTTCCCCCTCTCGTCCTGTGTCATGTACTCCTGCTTGAGGACATAGTTTTCTGCAACCACTCCAAGAACCCAGGCCTTAACCGATGGTATACCTATTATGTATGGCACCTGCTCACCAGTGAGATCCACTATCTTAACCACTCGGCTGGGAGCACGTTGTCTGCCCAGATGAAACCATGCTGGTCTGCCCACTTGGCATACGTGGTCTTTGACCCACGGTAGATCTTGTTGCTGGCATTCTGAAAGACAATCCGGATGTCAAGCTTAGGGTGTGCCTTCTTAACCAGCTTCATTTTCTTTCGACTGATCTTGTCAAGCACTCCCTTATACTCTATGTATAACAGCTTCCGGTTTGACCGTGGTCGTTTAATCACCCAGTCTGGTGTATACTTACGGGTCTCTTGCACTGGGTACTCGAACATCTCGGCCTCATACAGGGCATCGATTGGCTTGCCCTCAATAAAGTTAGCATCAAACTGCACCTCAGCCATGGACCGACGGCCGACCATCTTGGCCACGTCCTTTGCAACGTGCCGTGGTACCCTGCCCTTCATGCTGCCCTTAAGGTACTCATAATATTTAACAGCACAGGCACAGGAACAGACAACGGCAGTGACGACCTTGGTGTCGAACCTCGGTTCGTACTTACGTTTGCATATCTTGCACGTCGATTTTTTAATCTTCGGCATTGACACCCATCCAATCCGTACAAAGGTCAGATGCTTTTGTCAAGCAGGCATCACCAAACGTACAGTTGTCACATCGTTTTTTTACTACGTCAGTGTCTATGCACTCCTCGTACTCTTCAACGGTCATGTCACACGTGTAGCCCTCATCCTCACAAATACCGTCTATCAACGTGTCTGCAAGATAGTAAAGCAGAAAGGCTACGGCCATAAGTACAGCTGCCGGGACACTTGCAAAGACAGCAACGACCCCGATCACCGT